ACCGCAGGCTCCGGTGGGATCGCCGGGACCACGGTGTTCTCAAGCAAAGATTCCGGCGTCTGCATATGCTCGATCATCTGCTTCTTTGCTGTCTCGTACCGCGCCTGAGACACCTCGTAGTCAATGCGCTCCTTCGCGTACCGGGGTCGATCCTCGGACTCGATCTCCCTGAGCACTCCGAACATGGATGCTGACCCCGGTGTCTTCTTATCGGCCGGCTCCCCGATCGTCATGAGCCACAGCACCGGAGGCACCTGGAACTCGGGCATCAGTTCGAGTCGGGTCCGCGCATCAATGGCCCCGCACACGGCACCCAGACCCGCGAACAACGGTACCAGAGGATCACAGCCCACTCCGTCACTGATCTCCTGCGCACGACGAGCCAGTATCTCGGGGAACAGATCGATGTCCAGACTCGGAGGCTCAGGGCGCAGGGCTGCCGTGAATACAGCAGGCTTCAGCATGTCAGGGAACAGATTCGTCACGTCGGGGATCGGTGCAACCCATCCAGACTCACGGGCGAGGTGGAACAGGGTGCCCAAGGTGACCGCAATACCCTTGTCCGTGCGAAAACTTCGCCATTGGGTTGTGAGTGACGTGGTACCGGGATACTTGGCTATTGATCGAGCAGACCATGCGTCCCAGAGCTTGAAGGCGTACTCTATCTGCCCAGTCACGGCGCCGGCGTAGTGGAGCGCCATGCCGACTTGCACCCACTCGGCCCGAGACAGATCGGCGCTGATGGATTCCAGTGCGCTGATGATCTGCTCCCATGAGACCTGTTCGGCAGTCAGCGGTGTCGTGTTGCTCGGGGTGTCGGTGCCGATGAGGCTGCGCCAGACATTGAGCAGGGCATCCGGGATCACCGGCAGCCTCATCCAGTTGCCCCGGCCAGCCCATCGATACGGCTGATGGGTGTCCGGGTGGATGCTCGGGGGCAGGATGTCCTGCACCGTGAGTCCGTTGGCCGTGCCGCAGCGGAAGTCGAGATAATTGAGGTCTTTACCGTCGATCTTGGCGCTCAGCTTCTTCTGCGGCAGCACCAGACCCTCGGGCATCGCGTACAAGAGCTTCCCGTGCCCCTGACGCCCTGAGTCGATGATCACGGCGTCCGGTGCGTCGTAGAGTGACTGGAGATCGACGCCCTGAAGCATCAGTTGAAATGCAGCCCGGTCCCATGAGTCGATGTCCAACGCCATCGTGCCGGAGTAGGCGTGAGCGAGTCCGATACCCCACCCCGAGGGTAGCGCCTGCGACGACGTAAGCGCCTGTTCTCGCCGGTTCCATCCATCAGTCGCCGGCCCCTTGGTGCCGGGTGGAATGGGTACAAGAGACCATCCGTGTCGGATATAAGCATCGACAGAAGCGGGGTGTTGCAAAGCATTTGGTACTGTCATAACATTCCTTTGTCTCGCCTCCTCTTTCCCCGGCTCCCTGCACCGCAGCGGCCGGGGTTCTTTTTTCTAGGGTTGCTTGTTCAGGCGACTCTTGCTGTATTTCCTCATCGCCGGTCTCCTCAAAAAGTTGCACATTGCGCTTGCACTGTAGCGGAACGTGTGCCATAGTGCAACTGTGTTCAACGGAGACAACACAATGGTTGACCCCAAAGGCAAGTTCGTAAATGTACGGGTGGATGACACCCTGCATCAAGCGTTTCTCGCCAAGGCTGCCCGGTTTGGTGGCAAATCGGAAGTCATGCGCGAACTCATCGAGGCATTCCTGGAAGACCGCCTCACCATTCAACCCCCTGTAACCCCCCGTAAGGAGAGTCTGTATGTCACTCGAAGCAAAGATTGAAGCACTGACCGCTGCTGTTGCCAACCTGACCCAAGTGATCGTCAAGATCGAGGCGGCTGGCATGCAGGGAAACGCACCGTCTGCGACACCGGCCCCGGCCTCTGTCGTTACCCCGACTGCTCCCGCACCGGCCCCGATGGCACCTGTGGCCCCTACTCCTGCTGCGGCATCCCCTTCTAACGTGATGCCCCCGCCCCCGAGCTTCGCGGCTCCCGTGGTGCCCCCGGTCGTGGCTGCTCCGGCGCCCGCTGGCGTTCCGTTCAATGACGCCAAGGGTCTCATGGCCTACGTGATGGCGTCGTATCAGACCCTCGGGCCGCAGAAGGGCGCACAGATTCAGACGGTCCTGTCGGGCCTCGGGGTCCAGAACATCAACGACGTGAAGCCGGAGCAGTATGCGGCCCTGTACAACGGCATCGAGCAACTGAAGGGAGCAGCATGATGAGCGAGTTCACCATCGAGAAGGGCATCCCGGTCCCCAAGCTGGTCGGCACTGGTCGCAGGAACAAGTACCCGTTCGAGTCGATGGAGGTCGGCGACTCGTTCTTCGTCAAGGACGGCAAGGTCAAGACCCTCTCACGCTCCTGCGGCACCTACGGCAAGCGTCTGGAGCGCAAGTTCACCAGCCGCACGGTCGAGGGTGGCGCTCGGGTCTGGAGGGTCGAATGACCACCCATGCCCAACTCTCCCCGAGCAAGGCGGTGCGATGGATGGCGTGCCCCGGCTCGATCAGGGAGGAATCCAAGTACCCCGAGGAACCGAGTGGCCTGCACGCCATTGACGGCACCCATAGTCACACGCTGCTGGAGCACTGTCTGAAGCATCGGCCGTACGAGTACCCGGTCGATCTGGTCGGCACGGAACTGGAGGATCACGAAGGGAAGTTCGTGATCGACGCCAACCGATTCGCTCGGGTCAAGGTCGCACTGGAGTACATCTACGGTCGGGTCAATGAGTTCGGTGGCATCTGCACCATCCAGTCCGAGATGCGGGTGAGTCCGAAGCATCTCGTAGGTCGTGATGACCTGGACGGCACCTGTGACGTTCAACTCCACGGACCCGGTGTGCTGGAGATCATCGACTTCAAGGACGGCATGAACCCGGTGTCAGCCGAGGGGAATCCGCAGCTTGAGTTGTACGCTCTAGGGGTGCTCTCGTCATTCGAGTTGCCGGTGAATGGTACCTATCCTTTCCATACCGTCCGGATGACCATCGTCCAGCCCAAGCTGGCTCTGCGCAACATGGAGCCGGTTGTCTGGTGCGAGATATCGCTGGAGCAGATGATGGCGAAGATCGGCAGGTTCGCATCTGCCGCTCACGCCACCGATGACCCCGAGGCACCGTTGGTGCCGGGTGAAGATCAGTGCAAATACTGCCCTGCCAAGGGGTCATGCAGTGCACTGGCACAACAGGCCGTGGAGTCGGTGGGCATGATGTTCCCGGTGGTGCAGGCTGGTGCTGACCCGCTGGACCTCGCGCAACAGTCGGCGGGGCAGGAACCGAACCAGATGAGTAACGAGCGGCTGTCCCAGATCATCGAAGCCGCGCCTCTGGTGCGTCAGATGCTGGACGCTGCGGAGGCCGAGGCTCTGAAGCGCATGGAGGCCGGTCAGACGGTGCCGGGGCTCAAGCTGGTGCATGGTCGCGGTTCGCGGTCGTGGAGCCTTGACGATGACCAGATTGCCGAGAAGCTGGTGAAGATGGGCGTACCGAAGTCAGCGGTCTATGTGACCAAGGTTGTCTCCCCGGCACAAGTATCCAAGCTGCAATGGGAGAAGCGTGACGGGACGAAGAAGTCTCTCTCGGAACGGCAACTCAAGACCATCGACACCGAGTACATTGTCACCTCGAAAGGTAAGATCACGGTCGCTCCGTTGTCGGACCCCCGGCAGGCGATCACCACGAATGCAGCACCGCTGTTCAGTGCTGTCGAGAGTCCGGTGGCTGAGTTGCCGGACTGGTTGAAGTAACCCATCAAGGAGTAACAAGTAATGGATGATGTGATTTTTCTGTCGAATGTGCGCCTCTCTTTCCCGCACCTGATCGAACCCCAGAAGCAGGTATCCCCGGAGACGGGCAAGGAGCGGATCAGTTACAACGGTGACTTCATCATGCCGCCCGATCACGCCGGGTTCGCTCAGTTCATGCAGCGGTATGGCGCAATGGCTGCCGAGAAGTGGAAGGAGCACGCGCAGCAAGTGATGCAGATGATCGCTGCGGATCGGAAGTCTCGCTGCTACGGCTCGGGTGCCGAGCGTGTGAGCAAGAAGACCTTCCAGCCCTACGACGGGTACGCAGGCATGGTCTACATCACGGCCGGCCGGGACAACCCGCCGCAGATGATCCAGGACAGTGGGCAGCCGGTCGATCCTGCGAACACGATGGCCTATCAGCAACTCGCACGCAAGATGTACGGTGGCTGCCGTGTCAATGTGGCCGTGAAGCCGTGGTTGCAGGAGAACAAGCACGGACGCGGTATTCGCTGTGACTTGATCGCTGTCCAGTTCGCGGGCGATGACACTCCGTTTGGTGAGGGTAACATCGATGCGTCCGCGCTGTTCGGTGCCGTGAAGACCGGCGCACCGGTGCCGGGGTTCCTCGCGCAACCGGCCGCCCAGGCGCCCGCGATGCCGTTGCCGCCATTCATGATCGGTCAGGGGTAGGGATAGATGAGTGAGCTTGCGTGGCGCTGTGTCAGATCGCATCCGCTTGGACAACCATCTCCCCTGACCGGATGATGGGGTGGTTGTCCGTTCCTCCATCCTCGCGCCGAGCGGGGAACACAGCATCTCGGCACCCTTCAACTACAGGTAACTGTGATGCGTGATTTTGTGTTTGATTTGGAAACCTACCCCAACATCTTCACGATGGCCGTGGAGCACGCGGACGCACCGCTCCGGTGGGCATTCGAGATCAGCGACTGGCGCGATGACTCCCGGCAGATCATCGAGTTCCTGATGCACCTGAAGGACACCGACTCTCGGATGGTGGGGTTCAACTCCCTCGGGTTCGACTATCCGGTCCTGCACACCCTGATTCGCCAAGGCAAGGCGACAGCCCGGAACCTGTACGACAAGGCTCAGGCGATCATTGGTTCTCAGGACGACGAGGGTCGCTGGAACCACATGGTCTATGAGTCTGATCGGCTCGTGACCCAGATCGACCTGTTCAAGATTCACCACTTCGACAATCGGGCACGCAGCACCAGTCTCAAGGTGCTGGAGTTCAACATGCGCGCTGACTCGGTACAGGACTTACCGTTCCCGTTCGGTACCAGTCTGACCCGTGAGCAGGCCGAGGTGCTGAAGCGGTACAACGCGCACGACGTTGCCCAGACCAAGCGGTTTTATCACGAGACGCGCCCGATGATCGCGTTCCGAGAGGAATTGTGCAGCAAGTACCCTGGGCGCGACTGGCTGAATTTCAACGACACGAAGATCGGCAAGGACTACTTCATCATGAAGCTGGAGGAGGCCGGCGTCCCGTGCTACGACTTCGGACCCAAGGGGCGCACACCTCGGCAGACCAAGCGCCCGCAGATTCATTTGAAGGACGCGATCCTGCCGTGGATCACATTCGAGCAGCCCGAGTTCCAACGGGTGCTGGAGTGGCTGAAGGCACAGACGATCACCGAGACGAAGGGGGTGTTCACGGACCTCGTGGCGCGGATTGCCGGTTTCGACTTTGTGTTCGGCACCGGGGGTATCCACGGCTCCGTGGAGAACGAGATTGTCGAAGCTGACTCCGAGTACGCGGTGATCGATCTCGACGTGTCCTCCTACTACCCGAACCTGGCAATCAAGAATCGGTTCTTCCCTGAGCATCTGGGTCAGGGGTTCTGCGACATCTACCAGCACCTGTACGAGCAGCGGAAGAACTACCCCAAAGGGTCCGCTGAGAACGCGATGCTGAAGCTTGCGTTGAACGGGGTCTATGGTGACTCGAACAACGTCTTCTCGGTGTTCTATGACCCGCTGTTCACCATGAAAATTACCCTGAACGGTCAGCTTCTCTTGTGTCTGCTGGCGGAGACCCTGATGAATCTAGAGGGTCTGAGGTTGATTCAGATCAACACGGACGGTCTGACTATCAGGGTGCCTCGTGGCCTGATCTCTGAGGTCGAACGCATCCGGGGCGAGTGGGAGCAGATGACTCAACTGACACTGGAGGAAGCCCTGTACTACCGGATGTTCATTCGTGATGTCAATAGTTATATCGCGGAGTACATGGACGGGAAACTCAAGAGAAAGGGTGCCTACGAATACGACCTTGAATGGCACCAGAATCACAGCGCCTTGGTTGTCCCAAAGGCGGCAGAAAAGGTACTAGTTGAAGGTGCCCCGATCCGCGAGACGGTCGAGAACTGGCCGGACATGTACGACTTCATGCTGCGCGCCAAGGTGCCGAGATCGAGCTATTTGGTCATACAGTATCCGGAAGAATGGGGTAATACTGACTTCCCTATTCAGAACACCACGAGATATTACGTGGCGAAGGGCGGTGGGCGGCTGTACAAGTGGATGCCCCCGCTTGCGAAGAAGCCTGACCAGTGGCGACGGATCGGAGTGGAGAGCGGGTGGGGTGTCTGTGTGTGCAACGACATCAAGGATGCCACGGCACCTGTGGATTTTGATTACTACATTCGAGAAGTGGAGAAAATCACATTATGTCTGACATGATAAATAACCCACTCCAGACTCAAGTATCGGGGAGTCATTACAAGGACTTGAAGATACAACCGGTCGAGTACATCCACGGTAACGGGATTCCGTTCATCGAAGGGTGCGTCATCAAGTACGTGACCCGGTGGCGTGCGAAGGGTGGGGTTTATGACTTGAAGAAAGCACGACATTTTCTCGACATTCTCATTGATCTGGAGACTCGTGATGCTGGAACGTGACATCGAGAAGAAGGTATGCGATTACGCCAAGGATCGCGGGTACTTGGCGTACAAATTCACCAGCCCCTCCAGAGCCGCTGTACCTGATCGTCTGTTCATCGGACCCACCGGGCACATGTGGTTTGTCGAGTTCAAGCAGGAAGGAAAAAAGCCGACTCCCGCACAAGAGCGCGAGCATCACCGACTCCGGCAGCAGGGGGTCGAGGTCTGGGTCATTGATTCTGTGGATGCGGGGAAGCTGATGGTTGATGGCAAGGTTCGGGGTCTGTGATGACAGCCTATTACAACGAGAATGATTCATTCGCGGCAGAATGGTTGCGTAATTTAATTAAAGCAGGTCATATTGCGGACGGAGTAGTAGATGAGCGATCAATTGTCGATGTTGAACCTGCCGAATTGGCTGACTACACCCAATGTCATTTCTTTGCCGGAGTCGGGGTCTGGAGTCTTGCTTTGCGAAATGCAGGATGGTCCGATGATCGACCAGTCTGGACAGGATCATGTCCTTGTCAGCCTTTCTCCTCGGCTGGCAAAGGTTCTGGGTTTGACGACG